CCTTCGTGGCCATGACCGAGATAGTGCGCACGCTGAGCCCTAGCGCCACGCCAGACCCCAGCGTGCAACTGCCCCTGTCCAGCCATGTGCGCCGCGATGTGATGCGCGTTGTGCTGGACAACGCCGACGAGTCCGAGCATCAGCCCCGCTACACCCTGCCCACCACGGGCGATCTGTTCGCCGGGCCGCCGCCAGAGCCCGATTGACGCCATAGGCGCATAGCGCCGCCCCTCTTCCTCACCCTGCTGACAGAGCCCGATTTCCGGGCGCTGCGGCCCTTCTCACGCCTGAATTCAGAAAGAACGCCATGAGCAGCTATGCAATCACCCACGTAGATGCCCAATTTGTGCGCCGCCGCCTGGTGCTGGGCGCTGCCACTCGAGCCGACGCCGAGGCCGCCGTGCTGCGCCTGTACGGACTGCCCTGGTTCCTGACGGCCGTGCGCTTGAACGGGGGTACCCGATGAATCTGGCCGACCTGTCCGCGCCCGAGTTTCAGCGCCTTGTGGCACTGCACAGCCAGCCGCCCGCGATGGCGCCGGCCCTGCGCCGCCTGCCGCCGCCGCCCGTGGCGCCCGAATTCGCGGGCATGAGCCCGGCCGAATGCCGCGCCCGCTTGCGCATGCTCAAGGACGACGCCGTGCGCCGTGCAAGCAATGGCCGCTGGAGCGATGCCGAGGCGCGCGAGTGGACCGGCCTGCACATCAGCACGCGCATGACGGTTGTGCTGCTGGCGGGCATCGAGGGCGAGATGGAAGAGCTGGCCCATCGCGAATGGCGCGAGCTGCCGCCGCCCGAGCGCGCCGCCATCAAGGCGCAGATCCGCTACCTGGCCGACGAGATGGCCGGCCTGCGCTCGCTGACCTTGCGGAACTAGTCATGTCCACGCTGCTCAACGCCAAGCCCACCGGCCGCCGCCTGCGCACTGCATCGCAGCAGGAATGGAGGCGCCACAAGCCCAGGCCCCACATGGTGCAAGCCGCCATGCAGGCGCTGGAGAAGGCATTGCCGCCGCAGTGGCTGCAGCCCATCCGCACCATGGGCCTGGGCAAGCTGGGTGCGGGCAATCTGCCCGAGTGGGCGGCGTGCTTTGACGCGTTGGTGGCGATTGATGACTTTGCAGCGCGCCACGGCAATGCGGCCGAGTGGAACCTGAGCGACTACGAGATTTGCGCCATGGCAAAGCGCCTGGCCGAAGAGGTGGCCGAGCTGGATTCGGGCGCCCAGGCCCAGGCCATGGACCTGCCGGCGCGCGTGGACCTGGTGCGCCTGATGCTGCGCATGATGGGCGTGCAGGAGTCGGCGCCCCTGATAGGTGAGCCTGCCATCCGGCGTGCCCTGGATTCGGCCTGGTGGCGGCGCCTGCTACGCAAGCACGTCACGCGCACGGTGGAAGCCGGCGCGGTCAAGCTGGGCGTGGTCAACCGCTTTGCGGGCGGCTATGCCAGCAATGCCACCGTGCGCCGCCGCACGGCGCAGGTGGAGCGCAACGCCAAGGCGCTGGAGCGCTCGCTGTTCAAAAACGAGGCCGGCCAGGTGTTCACGCTGGCCGAGCTGGCGGCCCTGTCCCCGTCCAACCCCGTGATTCGCGGCGGCGAGCTGATGACGCGCATTCGCGGCGCCGAGGAATATGCAGACGCCCGCAACCATGTGGGCCTGTTCCTGACGCTGACCGCGCCCAGCCGTTTCCATGCCGTGACGCTGGGCAGCGGCGGCCGGCCCCGCCCCAACCCCCGCTATGACGGCGTGAGCACCCCGCGCGATGCGCAGCTTTGGCTGCGCAACAAATGGCAGCGCGTGCGCTCGCAGCTGGACCGCGACGGCGTGCGCATGTACGGCATCCGCGTGGCCGAGCCCCACCACGACGCCACGCCCCACTGGCACGCCCTGGTCTGGGCCGAGCATGAGGCCGCAGCCCAGCGCATTGAGCAGGTCATCCGCGACAAGTGGCTGGCCGACGATGGAGACGAACGCGGCGCGGCCAAGAACCGTATCAACGTCAAGCGCATGACCACGGGCGGCGCGGCCGGCTACGTGGCCAAGTACATCGCCAAGAGCGTGGGCCATGCGGCCCTGGCCGACCACCTGGACGTGGTCCAGGGCCAGCTGTGGGACGTGGAGCAGGGTGATATGCCTGGCCACCGCCGCGTGGACGCCTGGGCCGCGTGCTGGGGCATTCGCCAGTTCCAAGCCATTGGCATGCCGAGCGTGTGCGTGTGGCGCGAGCTGCGCCGCGTGGGCAAGGACCAGATCGAGACGATGCGCCTGGACGGCGACCGCGCCACCTGGAAGGCCTGGGGCGCTTGCCACAAGCACAGCGACGACATAAAGGCCGACTGGCGCCGCTACATGGAAGCCATGGGCGGCCACTGCGTGGGCCGTGGCCGCTGGCACCTGAGCATTGCCCGCCGCCCCGTGCCGGCCGGCGCAGTGACTCAGTACGGCGAAGAGATTGCCCCGGGCCAGGGCCGCATTTCATGGCGCAGCGTGGCCAAGGAAACCGAGACTTTCGACCCCGCAACGTGCACGGATGCCGATAGCGGCAAAGCGCTTGCGATGGGCGCTGACCGCGCGCCGCTGGCGCGCCCTTGGACTGGTTTCAATAACTGTACGGCCCGCCTGCGCGGCGAGACGCTGCGAGCCCTTTTCGGGCGCGGCCGGCACGAGGCAGAGGACTGGAGCAGTCCCAACAGCCCGGATTCTGTGCTCTATCGGCCCGCCGCCGCCACCCCTTCCCCCGTTTTTTCCCGCTGATCCCGCAAAGGAGGCCACCCCATGCCCGAAATCACCCTCGCCGCCCGCCGCACCGAGCCCCGCGTGCACTGCTGGGCCCGCTCCATCAATGGCGACTACATCCGCAGCGAGCACATGGCGCCGAACCACTTGGCCAAGGTCTTCGAAGCCGAGCGCGAACGCCTGGCCGCCGCCAAGCCGCGCCGCCAGCGCAAGGCCCGCGCCACCGCACCCATCACCAACCCCGCCCAGCTGCAGCTGGTCGCCTGACCCCGCAACCACCACCGACCGAGAGGACCACCATGCAACACGCCACCCCCACCCTGCGCAGCTATCGCGCCGTCATCGTCCCCCAGCACATCGAGGCCAGCGAGCTGGAGCAACTGGCCGACGCCGGCCTGCTGCCCACCCACAGCCTGAGCGCGGCCACCGCTGACCAGGCCAGCAACCTGGCGCACCTGGCCACCGGCCGCCCCGTGCTGCGTGTTGAACGCCTGGAGGCCTGAGCCATGGCCCAGACCCTCACTCAACTGACCCTCGCGTGGCTGATTGCCACCATCGAGGCAACGCGCGCCGGCCTGGCCGGCAACCTGGCAAAAACGCCCGTCGCCGATTGGGGCGCCACGCCTGTGCGCGAGGTGCGCAACCATGAGCAGGATTTGCACACCGCCATGCAGGTGCTGGGCGACATGCTCAACGTGCGCGGTGCGTTCGTCGCCACTGGAATTCCTGCTGCGCCGCATCTGGAGCGGGTGCCGGCCTATGCGTGCGGCGTGGACCTGTCTGCCGAAGGCCTGGCGGATCTGAAAAAAGCGCTCGCCGATCCGAGGCAGAGAACCTACATAAAACGTATGCCGGTGCCCGCCTTAGATGCCAACGCCATCGCCGCGAACGTGTGCCAGCGCGTGGCCGAGCTGCCCGACCGCAACAGCCCGGAGGATTGGCCCGAGGCCATGCTCGTGACGGGACGGGAGCTGATAGACGTTGTGACGTGCGAGATCACGCAGGCCCTGGAAACAGCGCCCCATGCGCCGGCCGCTCCCATCAACCTGGGCACGCCCCACTGCGCTGGCCACAGCATGCCGCTGGACGGCAGCTGGTCCACCATCGACGCCGACGCGAGCAAGGGGGCATGACCATGCGAACCACCACCCCCGTGGAAATCCGCCACTTCCATCTGTTCTGCGGCCTGGGCGGCGGCGCGCGCGGCTTCAACCGTGCGAGCCCTCGCGTGGGCAACCTGCAGGCGAAATTCCGCTGCCTGGGCGGCATCGACGTGGACCCGGCCAGCATCCGCGACTTCGGCCGCCTGGCCGGCGTGCCCGGCACCGTGCTGGATCTGTTCGACCGCGAGCAATACCGCACCTTCCACGGCGCCGAGCCGCCAGCGGACTGGCAAGAAGCCACAGCCGCGGATATTCAGCGAGCAGCTGGCGGCGAACGCCCGAACATCGTGTTTCTGTCCGCGCCCTGCAAGGGATTCAGCGGCCTGCTGTCCGAGGGCAAGAGCAAGACCGACAAGTACCAGGCCCTCAACCGCCTGACGCTGCGCGGCGTGTGGCTGATGCTGGAGGCCTGGCGCGATGACCCGCCCGAGCTGGTGATTTTCGAAAACGTGCCGCGCATCGCCACGCGTGGCCGGCACCTGCTGGACCAGATCGTGGCCCTGCTGCGCGCCTATGGCTACGCCGTGGCCGAGACGACGCACGACTGCGGCGAAATCGGCGGCCTTGCGCAGAGCCGCCGCCGCTTCCTGCTGGTGGCCCGTCACGCCGAAAAAGTGCCCTCGTTCCTGTACCAGCCCCGCAGCAAGCCGCTGCGCGCCGTGGGCGACGTGCTGGGCCGCATGCTCCAGCCCGGCGACCTGCGCGCAGGCCCCATGCACCGCGTGCCCAGCCTGCAGTGGAAAACCTGGGTGCGCCTGGCATTCGTGCAGGCCGGCAGCGACTGGCGCAGCCTCAACCGGCTGGCCATCGAGGACGGCACGCTGCGGGACTATCTGATCGTGCCCGAGATGCACGCCGGCATGCTGGGCGTGCAGGACTGGACACGGCACAGCTCCACCGTGACCGGCAAGGGCCGGCCGAGCTGCGGCAATTTCGCCGTGGCCGACCCTCGATTCGAGCAGTCGGCCCTGTGGTCCGATGGCCAGGCCTACGGCGTGCGCCGCTGGGATGCCAGCACGGGCACCGTGGCCGGCCAGCAAGGCCCTGGCCAGGGCGCGTACAGCGTGGCCGACCCGCGCCACCACGGCCCCGCCAAGCACTCGAACGAGTACCGCGTGGTGCGCTGGGACCGTGCCGCCATGGCAGTGACCAGCGCCCACGGCACCGGCCAGGCCGTCGCAGACCCGCGCCGCGATGGACCCAGCTTCGGCAAGTACGCCGTGACGCCCTACGGCACGCACGCCGGCACCGTCATCAGCGGCAGCACCACGGGCCAGGGCGCGTTTGCCGTGGCCGACCCGCGCAGCGGCATGGACGCCGAGCGCACCGCGTACACCACGGGCGGCCACTACGGAGTGGTGCCCTGGGACAGCCAGGCCGGCGCCGTCAGCGGCGCGGCATGCCACGACAACGGCCGCTGGAGCGTGGCAGATCCGCGCATGCCGGCAGCTGCTGACAAGCTCGTTTGCCGCATCGTGTCCGAGGACGGCACATGGCACCGCCCTTTCACCACCCTGGAGCTGGCGCACCTGCAGAGCCTGGTCGAACCCGACGAGCTGCTGGAACTGGACGGCACCAGCGACCAGGCCAAGCGCGAGCGCATCGGCAATGCCGTGCCCAGCGAGGCCGGCGAAGCCATCGCCCACGTCATGGGCGAAACGCTGCTGCTCGCGTTGAGTGGCGAAACCTTCATCCTGTCGGCGCAGCCGGTCTGGGTGCGGCCGATTGCCCTGGGGCTGGCCATGGGGACCACGGCATGACCATCACAGCAATCAACGTGTTCATTGAGGTGGACGGCATGCAATGCGCTGCGTTCATCAGCGAGGAAATGGCAGACGTGTTCGTGCGGATGCTGCCTGCAATGCAGGCCGGCCAACCGCAACAGGCCAGGTTGCATACCTTGCCGCCCAGCGTGATTGCACCGCTGCTGCAGACGCGCTGGGCTATGGGAGAGCACCTGATGGCGGCACGCAACGCGAAGGCACCAAAGAAGGGCTGAGAACATGAAAAAGCACACCAGGCGCAAGCACTACAACCCCCACGCGGCGCCCATCTGGCGCGGCAACGCAATGCGCGCCATGGCCCGCGAGCTGTGCGACAAGTCCGTGGCAATGCTCATGGCAGACCACGGCAGCGAGCAGCGGGAGCTGCTGGCCTACCTGGCCAAGCTGGTGGGCGTCGGCGCCGAGGTGGCGGCCCGCCTGCCGCCCGAAAAACGCAACGCCCACGGCCTGCACCACTCCCTGGCAGTGGTGGTGCAGATGGCATGCGATGGCAACCGCTGGGACTCAGCATGGGCCGCGCAGCTGGCAACGGCTGCGGACTTGTCTGCCGATCTGCTTGTCGAAAACGGCGACATCGCCGGCCAGGTGTTCGACGGCGCTCACAAGCTGGCCGCGCACATCCTGGCCGGCACCATCCGGGCCGATGCCATCGAGCCGGCGCCACCAGAAGTAAGCCCATGAGTGCGAACCAGCCCAAAAAAAACCAGTCTCAAAAACCACCCAAAGGAACCAACGAAATGAACCCGCATCTGAGCACCGCACCCCGTATGGACACTCAAGGAATTGCCGAATACCTCGGCCTGAGCCGCGAGCACGTCACCGCGCGCCTGACCAAGCGCCCGGATTTTCCCAAGCCCTTCATCAACGCCAGCCGCCGCATTCGTTATTGGCGAGTGGCTGACGTGAAAGCATGGGCAGAGGGGCGCCATTGAGCGTTGCATGGGCCTACCAGCGCCCTTGTGGCTTGCGCCGCTGCCAGCCGGGCGGCAGCTCCAAGGCTTCGCGCCCAGAGCCCGGCACATCATTGGCACGCAGCACCAACTGAACATCCAGCAGCCGCAAAATTTCCGCCAGCTGGCCGACGCTGACAGCCAGCGGATCGCGCTCTATCACAGCCACGCGGGCCTGGGAGATTCCAAGCAGGTGAGCCAGTCGGGCCTGGCTCATGCCGGCCGCTTTGCGCAATGACTTGAGTTGTGGGGCCAATTGGTGCGGCAACTGCAACAAGTAATCCATGGCGTGCTCCAAAATCACCCATAGGTGATAAAAGCAAAAAATAACCGATGGGTTATGAAATGGCCTAAAGCCGTGCGGCGATGTCCTCGGCCGATTCCCGGTAGTAGGTATTGAACAGCTCATTGATATCCACATGGCCGCTGATGCGGGCCAGCGTCATCACGTCCACGCGCTTGCTGAGCCATGTCAGGGCCGTGGCGCGCAGGTCATGGAAGCGCAGGCCCTCAACCATCACCCGATCGCGCAGCTTTCGGTAGAGCGTGTCGCGGCTCGCATCGCTGATGGTCCAATAGGCGTCACGCCCAGCAGCCTCGGCTGAAGCCTCCAGCACGCGCAGCAGGCGCACGGCGCGGCTTGTCAGTGGTACGCGCCGCGCCCCTACGATGGCCTCTGTCTTGTGGTGCGGCAGCTCGTAGACCTTGCGCCGCAAATCCACGTTGCTGCGCGACATGCGCAGGATTTCGCCGCTGCGCATGCCGGTATGCAGGGCCACCAGCATGGCCCACGCAGCCTGCTGCATGGGGGCCACGGGAGCCACACGCGGGGAAACCATTGCAGATCGCAGCATCAGCCGGATTTCAGACCACTGCCCCGTGCGCCGTCGTGCGTGGGCCTTCCCGGGGAGCTTGATTTCTGGCCACGGGCTTTTGCCCGCCCATTTCCACTGCTTGACGGCCAGCGACCAGATAGGCCGAAACTGCTGTGCTTCACGCAGCACGCTGGACCCGGACACCTGTTTGAGCCTGGCATCACGCCAGCGCGCCAAATCGTCGCCCGTGATCTCATGAAAGACCTTGGCCGCCAGCTCGGGGAATTCGCGAAGCCAAGCGTCGAAACGCAGGTTGTCGGCCCGCGCCGTCGATGACGGCTTCTTGTCCGTGACCTCGCACCGATATCGCTCTACGGCCTCGGCCAGGGTGCGCCGGGGAAACTCACCCCTTGCGCCGGCCAAAATCGCAGCCTCTTCGGCGACAGCCCATGCCTGAGCCTCCGCCTTTGTCGGCCGCACTGCTGTGCGCCGCACGCCCATTCGCTCAACCTCTGCGCGCCACCCCGTTTTGAGTTTTCGGAAATACGCCACCCACGCCCCCTTTACCCGCGCCAGGTCATGCGGGATCGCATGCGGGAACCGTGCGGGATTGGGATGTGATTTTGCGCCAGATCCTGCCAGCTTCGGCCGGTACGCACAGAGGCGTCGAACCAAGAAAAAAGCCCGTTTTCATAGGAGAAAACGGGCTTGAGGGGGTTTCGGTGGATTACACCGGGTTTTTATTGTGGTGCGCGGGGGGGGACTCGAACCCCCACACCATTGCTGGCGTCAGGACCTAAACCTGGTGCGTCTACCAATTTCGCCACCCGCGCTGGTTCTTGGGGGAGCCGCCTGCGCGGCGGCTCCTAGGTCAGGGC